TTTATGAGATGGTGCAGTTGATTAGGCTGCAACACCTTTGCGTCCAAAAATGCTGCTTCGCAAGCGTCTAGAGAAAAATGACGAATTTTGCTCTAACCGTAATCAGTACGAAGCCCCCTCTATGTTCTCCGTGGAGACCTATCTACAATTGGGGTGAAAAGACTTTAAATATCTAGAGGATAATATTCTAACTCACTTAAGAGCTGGAATCAAGATCCTCTTCTGAAATACCACAAGATTCGGTGAAAAGTTTTAAATTTGTATTCACATAATCGTCAGAATAGTCTGGTTTCAGGATTTGGGTCATTTCATCAAAAGGGATGAAATTGACGACACCTCTCAAATTCTCATTCAGGTCAACAATGTTTCGCAATTTCTGTGAAAACTCATCGTAAATCTCGCGCCCGTAAAGGTACTTATCACGCAGAGCTCCATCAGTATAGGCTCCAAATTGCTCTGAAAAAGATAGAGGGGTTTCGTTCGGCTTCTTAATCCAATGAAACCTTTTCAAGATGGAATCTTCTTCAATTGGTCCAACAACGATATCAAGTGCTTCATGCTTCACAAAACTTCTTTTCAGGAATGAAATCTCTTCAATCCCTATATAAGCGCGTGACGCAGCACCTTTATCTGCCATAGTGTATCCAATATCAAGTTTTTCGAATTCTTTCTGACACGAAGTGTGAGTATACCATGAACAATGTCTTTTAACTGACATAGCATTGTCATCTCCATATGTACCTAAACGAACGTTCTCAGCAAACTTTTCTTTAATAGTAGGCATCATAGCATAATATACATATCGCATCATGATAGAATTACAAATACTATTCAATTGAACAGTAATCAAATTTCCAGAAGGATTTCCATTTGCAAAACGATATAAATCTCCATCGAAGAGAATGTTAGGATGTACGATGTCCGAAAGAGCACCTTCAACGAGGCGAATCTCTTCTTCTGTACACCCAACTTCTCGATACCAAGAGACCATAATCTTTGCAGCGGCAGCTGTGATTTGGGCTGCCATTCTTGTATCAAAACCAGAGAAATCTCCAGCAATCATGTTTTTAACACTGTATTCTGTCAAATATTGGTGAAAATCATTCCATTCTTTCGAAAGAGGATTAATTCCAACCAAACATTCTGTCGTTTTCCAATGTTTCTTCATGATTTGTGGGATACCCGCCAAAGCTCGGCGGGAGGCAACAAAATTGGCAAAGGAACTTCCGTAAAATTTCCTAACCTTATCTATTGCTTTTTCTTCTGGTAAAAGTTCATTGACTTTACTACTAGCTTTATAAATTGATTCGGAACGTAGGTTGTTACTCCAACATTCTAAAGTTCTATCAATCTCACTCTGAATATCAAAATTATCATTGAATTCACGCGGCACCTGGACGAGAGTCTCGTCCATAACATCGCGTTTCAAACAATGTTTCTTTGATTTCTGAATGGGAAAGCCGGCAGAAGTATCATTGGGCAAACCACCTAAACCAAACTTTCCGATTCCATCCATTGCCTCCTCCTGGGAATAAATTCTCAAAATATCAGCAGCTTCAGGATCTTTTCGGATAGTATTAAGAGTATGTTCTTGATAATCAACAATTGCCAATTTCAAAATATCTCCTTCATAGTGTTGCACAGGGTTTGTTAACTTGTTTAAGGTCTTCATTCCCTTAGCAACATCATTTGGTTTGGTAGGTGGGCGGTGCTTTCTAGCACCCAAATTTTCCTCGATCCCTTTAAAGGGTGTGCGCATATATGGCGTACGTGCACGACTCTCCAAAGGTTGTCCATCTTTCAACATTTTCCCTAGAAAAGAAACTACAGTCTTATCTTTTGTACCATCTTCACGAAGGTAAAGTGGTTTCTCATTCGATAAAGAATAAGGAAGACCATAAGTATCAACAGAAACAGTATTTGAAGAATGGACAACGAGGCTAGGGCTCGTCTTTTTCAATGAAGAAATCGCTGTTTTGATGTGTGATTGGAGTACACAAGTACTCCAGCCTTGATGTGTGTTGGGAATGCCAGCAACATGGAAACCGTAAATGATTCCAAGATTGGCATCAACCAACAAACCTCCACACAAACCACCAAAACCGCGGAATTCTGTATTGTAGGAAAGACCTTCACCTTTCGAGACCTCAAGAACGGTAAATTTACTCTTTTGTCCCCACAACCAACCAGGATGTTCAAGAAAACCAGCGTATTTCACACCCTCATGATTGGGGCGTGCAGCCTGTTTACTAATTTTCACTTCATTCTCAGGAGATTTCCACAATAAAACAGTTGACCTGTTATAAAAAGTGGGATATTCTTCTGGAAAGAACTTTGAATAATCAGTGCTTGCTGGACTCGAAGACAAATGAATAAATGCGTGATCATGTTCACGATCAATATAGCAATATTCTTCTGTTAACTTTTGATCCTTCGTCCTGGCACTGGGAACACCAGGTGTAGTAGTTGTCTCAATATCAAAAGGAAAAACGTATGGTACTACATGCGCTGGTACCATGATTACATTAGATGCAACCATAATTCCATTCACAGTACCGTAAATTTGTCCTTTCGACTTTATCACAACAACTCTCAATGCTCTTGCCAAAGAGCACTGCAGATCAGAACTAGTTGTAGTTCTTGAAACTGCAGTGTCTTTTGGTGGTAATCGGGAATAACCTTCCTTGTAATCTCTTTGATCTTGGATCTCAAACACATGTTCACCCTTTGCAGGACAATCAAGTGTTTTTGAGAAATGATCCACAAGAGGGCCAAGGTAAGACGTTTTATCCTGTGTCTCTTTGGCCAAAAAAGGTTTTAACGCCTTGTAAAGGCCATAAGCAAGGAAAACACCACCACTAATAGCAAAATACTTTCGAGAATTGTTTTCTAAATGAACAGAAACATCTTCACACAGACTGGACAATCGATCTTGCCGACGAGAAATTTCGTCATCAATCTGCTGAATTGTTCTAGTATACAAAAGACACATATACCCAAGGGATGAGAATGATAGAGTCTGGGCTAACCTTGCTCCAAGAATGGTACAAAAGAGTCCGCTCAATATCATGATCATAAGTCCACGCACATAACAAGCTCTATCCTTATACATCTTATACCACAAAATTGAAGTTCTAGATGTATTCCTGAGAAAGAAACCCATATTAGTGAGTGATGCTCGCAGATCCCAAAGTTCTTGGGTATTCATACCTTGCCAATAACTTTGAAAATTCATCATTGCAACAGCCTCTACCTTATCATCTTTCAATGAAATATCGGGAACGCAAGAGCAAATAATATCAGGGCATCCACATACGCCACAAAAACCACAACCATCCAATTGTTTTTGGATTACTGTTTGGCTGTGTTGACGCTTCCGATGCTGAGCGATGTCCTTGGCAATAAATGAACACATAGCATGGAAATCATGTTCAGCATCCTCATAAGGGTTCCATTCGGAACGTGGTATAACATCCCAAACAATATTCCGACG